ATTTTATCTGGTCTATTCATTGAAAAACCTCTGTATCCTCTTCTTTTAAAATGATACAAAAGTCTAGGTTTGTTATTTTCTGCCAGTATTGGCATTCCATAAAATATACATGCCATTAAAACATCTTCAAAAAATATTTCAGCTGTTTGCGGTCTTGCTACGTATTCTAAAAACATGTGGTTAGGTGGGCAATCTTCCATTGAAAATTTAGTTAACCCGTGTAACGCACCATTAGATCCCTTTCCGTCAACTGTTCCTGATATATCGTAACTATCACAGCCAAAAGCTCCCATATGTTCATTTGCAGGATACTTTACTCCATTTTTCTGAATAATTTTATTCTGCATGTGATTTGGTGGAAACCAACTGACTTTAAATCTTCCTTTTGGATCTGGATAAAATATAACTTGTGTGTCCTTTATTCCGTTAACCCATTGAAAATTTCCAACTGATAACACTGCTGAATTACCTATTCCTTCATTGTAATCTATTTGCTCGTATATTTTTACTAAATTAAATAAAGAGTTTTTAGCTTCATCTCTAAAGGCATGTTCTGTAGTTCTTGGAAACTGTCTATAAAACTCATTTAATCCGTCTTGATCGGATTTTAATCCTTCAACTTCATTGTCCCAATGTTCTATTATGCCTATATCTATTAATTCACCATCTGGTCCGAGTACATCATTATCTGGACTATCGAAAACTGGATATCCGTATTCATCAATAAATCCCTCGTAGTTCCACTCCATTGGGATAAAAAGAGAATATAAGCCAGATTTTGTTTGTCCATTACGATTTCGTGAGGTAACGTCTGAAGCATTGTATAGTTTTTTAAAGTTATCTCCTCCTTTGTCAAGGGCGTTAGAAGTTGAGCCCATCATACATTTTCCTACTATTCTACTACCTAATCTTAAACAAGTTTTTGTAACTCTCCAGTTGTTTAATATGTTATCTGGTCTCTCCCATTTTCCACTTTCATCATGAACTAATAACGCTAGCTTTTCCCCATCATAACTATTGTCTCCTGTGTTTTTCCAATCTATAGTTGTATCTAATCCTTTAATATCTTCGAGTTGTTCATTCGCCGTGATCTTTTTTCTAGTAAACTTACTCGCAGGTACTCTGTAAGCAAGTTCGGATTTTGGACGATCCATACCATCTTGGATAGGTTTAAAAAAGAATGGATAATTAATCGATATAGGAACCACCTTATCTGTAAACATCTTCTTTGCATCTGAACCTGATTTTGATAGTATACCATATCTACTATCACTCGATATAGTAGCTAAGTTAACTGTTTCTGCTGATGACATGAAAGAAAATCCTGATCTACGGTTTTTAAGGTAACACATTCCATAACACCTTTTATCTGCTTTACAAGCTTCCCAGAATATATAAAACAATCTGTTCGCTTCTCTATAATCTGGAGCTCCAACGTCAATCTTACTCCATTGTAGATACATATAGTGCGTACCAGTTATCCAGGTTGGTTTACCATTATTCATAAACCAGAAACCCTCCTCTCGTCGTTTAAATTCCTCGTCTATGTAATCGTACCATTTTTCTTTATTGTTTTCCGGATAACTCCTCCAATCGAATATGTTTTTGATCCTCGCGAGCTCTTTAGGATACTCCTGTTGAACCCATTTATTCTTTGGATGCGTATATACTTCTTTGGGTGGTTTCGGTAGCGCTATAATTAAATTCTGTATCTCTATAATTTCACCTATAACTCCATTGTGTGATAACACAATTAAGTCGTGTTCTTTGTTATAACCGTATTTCCACTTCTTACCTCTGTTCATTCTGGTAATAGTGGTTCTTTTTATCGGTTCTACTACGTTAACTAAACTTTGCTTGTACATTACTTAGATCTACCTTCTGCGAATCCTTTAAAGACTTTTTTCTCTGCCTCTTCAGGTGCTTTGCCCTCCAAAAGGTTTTCTTCTTCTTGAATTCTGTTAAGTATTTCGAATGCGTCAAATATAGCTAATTTTTTAGTAGCCGCGGCGTTCTTCAATCTATCTGCTGATATATCGTCGTCTGAATCTACAATCGGTTCTTTAGCAACTTTAATCAGTTCTTCTACTGCTTTCTGCCCAGCTTGGATTATACTCTTCTTCGTTTCCTTCGTATTCATATTTAATTGTAATAAATTGTGTCATAACTCTATATAGTCTCTTTCCATCGACTACAAACTCGTATGTTGAAAAAGGTGTGAATCCTACTAGATCTCCTTTCTCGTAAGAACCATCAGTATATTCAACTATACCGATACATGATTCTTCTTGATCTACTCCTAGATGTTTTCTTTCCTTGATGGGTTGTACAAAACAATACCCCTTAGGAGCTTTCCACTCTCCGTTTCTTTTATATAAAAATATTTGATCTTCTTTTACAAGATAAGTATTTTCATTAAAGAAACTTCTACTATTTCTTTCTTTACCCTTAACATCATGCCAACGTCTAAAAACATTGTGGTGAGTTACAATAACGTCTCCTGGTTGTATCTCTGATTTAAAAGCAGTGGGAACAGATTTAACAATAGCTTGTCTATTCACAAATTGGTGATTATAAACCTCCGTGTTAAGTATCAACTCCGAAGATCCGACTTTAGTAGTATTGTTATATCTATTTCCCTTTGGTTCTATAACGAAATCAAAAGGCGCTTTCATTAATACTCTAGATTATATTCTATAGATATAGCCATGTTCTTGTTGAAATCCTTCCAAGGTAAAACATCTTTATTCTTTTTAATATATATAGAGTATTTATCTTTCTCTTCTATTATATCAATAATTTTATGCCCGCCGTAAACCTCTTGACCAACAGCATAATGCATAGCGTCGTTTTTGTAGTCTTTACCTACAGTAATCTTTCTAATTAGTTTGCTCATCTTTATTGTGATTTATAGTACCATCTTGAATGTTAATATCAGCTGTACCATAAGTCTTTTCAAACTCAGCTTGCAGTATACTTAATTTTTCCTGTAAAGTTGAAACGTAATGTAGTAGATTGTGTTTTTTACTTTCAAAACTTCCGATTTCCATTTGAGCTCTATTTAGATCGCTCACTATTGATTGTACTTGATTTAATTCTTCGTTTGTAACTTTAGAAGGTTTTTCAGCCTTCAACTCCTTGATTTTCTTGTTTGTGTTCTTTGCCATTTTATTTAATTTAATTGTTATTTATTAATCTTCTTCTTCTTGCCAGTCAGAACCTGTTATAATATCTTTGATTTGACTTTTGTCGTATTGTGTTATTCCCTCTAAGAAACTAGGTGTTTCACCATAGAAAGATATTAAAGCTAAGGAACTATCTAAAGACTTTCTAGTTGTTTCTAAGGAGTTTTGCTCTACTAAATTGTAATCTACATTAGAAAGATCACTTGTATTTATTATTACGTATTTTTTCATTACGGTATATTTGTTGTTATTGCTGGAGCGTTAACATAAGTTCCGTTGTGGTCTGCATTCGCTTCGTTTATAGCTACTGTTCCAGATTTTTCTTCAAATCTAAAATGAGCAATTAAACCAGAATTAGAAACATGTGATCCGCTTACTAAATCCAACCCCTTATCGCCAGCAGGACCTCCAGAGTTATATAGTACCGCTATTTCAGCGTCGGTTAATTGCCTTGAGTACATGGCAACGTCTTTTACGTCTCCGTCAAAGTAAGCTCCATCTGCTCCATTTTGGCATAAACTAACGCCGTTTATAGTTTCGTTTAAAGTTCCAACGCCGATTATACTTTCTTTTTTAACACCGTCAATCCAAAACTCACTAGTGTTATCTGTTGTACTTACAGTACCTACTATATGATGCCATATTCCATCGCCCTCGTAAGAAGCTCCACTAGCATTTGTTGAACCGCCATTACAAACATCTGCCGCACCTCCAAACTTAGGTGTCCATCTAAACTCATTTCCACTAGCGTGATATACAAAAGCAATTTGATTATTTGTACTACCAGTGTTTCTACATTTGAAAAGAACAATACTAGAGGAAATACTAGCGTTAAGCTTACACCAAAGAGATAAACTAAACTCTGTTTCATCAGTTCTTACAGTTGCCGCTACTGATGCTAGTAAATTATCTATATTTACACTTTGATCAGAACCATCAAAACTAAGTGCCTGTGTGTTATGCATGTTAGATACTACCGGAGAACTAATTGGCGCTATACCTAACATTAAGCTCTATTTCTGTAATCTGGTCTCGGTGCTACATATACCACCACAGATCCAGAGTTTAATTCTACATTATCCCACATTCCATATACAGTAACGCCTTTTGGAAAAACGTCTGCAGTTGTTATTGGATCAGCATCTTCGTTGGTTTCAGCCGTAGTGTCTATTGTTGCAGCGTTCCACATAGTATCTACTGCTAACACGTCAGTTCCTACAAAGGCAGTGTCACCCATACCCATGTTAACACCACCATCAAGTGATTCTAACGCTTGGAAAGTAACGTCTGTTACCATAGTAATAGCGCAAACGTAATATTTAGCTGTCGCAGCGGTTAATAGTAATTTAGCGCCGTCTCCTTTTAGAAATGTAGATCCGAACTGCCCGAAGCCATAAGCGACTTCTGTTGAATTTTGTCCCATTATTTTTTTACTTTTTCTAGTGATCTACCGCCAAAATAAGCACCAATCACTGTTATTAATACTAATTGTAATAAGTCTACCCACGAAGCTTTAACTTCAA